ACGATTCATAATCCGGCGTAGCTCAGCGGTAGAGCAGTTGACTGTTAATCAATTTACAACGGTATAAATCATTGGACGCAGCCATTATAAGCCGATGTAGAATCTCGTGTCAACACTTGTACTAGGGTGGACACAAATAGAATAGGTCAATTGATATCACCTTACAGACCTAGAAAAAACACCGATCCAGTTATGAATCGATGCTTATGAGGGGCAGTTGTTTTTCTGTTATTTCTTACCGCCATACTGCTGAGTCTAAAATCTCACATCTCTACCATAGAAGTCATTGCTGTTGCCGCTTGGTAGAGGCTGCCCACAGGTGGGACAAGGCTTACCTTGCTTCGCTTGTCCTTGCGAAAGCATACCTTGCTNCATTTCAGGACGCACATAGCTTGGCTTTGAGATTTCTGTAAACTGCCCATCNTTATGCGTGTAAAACTTATCACCTACTTGTACTGTTTGACCTTTCATCGTTTTCTAGCTCCAAATTGAGTTACCGCCCATCTAATCCCCATGCTTGCGGCAATTGATGCCATAAACACATACGAGTACCAGTCAGGTGCGTGTTGGTTTAGGTGAATCCACCCTTGTGCGACATACTCCTGAGTCCAAGGCAGGAACGATCCCACGAAAGGCGCTAGAATGACCACAAGGGCCACTTCGTCTTTCCATGAGTATTGTGTCTGCCTCATCGCTTCTAAGTCGTAGTCAACCTCTGCGGAGGCCTGACGCTCGATCTGAGAGATCCTCGCCTTAACCTGAGCAGTGTCTATAGCAGCTTTCGCTTCTGCTTTAACCTTACGTGTCTCCATATACTTACCAGCGACACCAGATACAGCTTGTAGTACGAGATTAAGCATGAGCTTGTCTCCTGAGAACTCCAGCGAGTTCCTCCGCACGAGCGCCTACCTGCTTTGCCCACTTTGAATCGAGAGCTTGATCAGCAGCTTCACTCCAGTCTTCTTCAGCTATCGCTGCAAACATCTTCTTGAAGTGTAACAAGCGTGAGATACCGAGGTTAAAACTCATGTTGACTAAGACTTCTTGGACATCCTCAGGGAGGTCATCAAAGAACAGGATGTTCCTGCGAAGGTCTTCGACAGCAATAATGATATCGTCTTCGAGCAATAGATCAATCACACGGTCAGACAGTGGCTGAGTCATTGCATGACCTACGCCTACCGTATCAACTCCGACACTGCACTTGTACATCATGTGCTTCTTGCCCTCGTGCCGTGTGAGGGTCTGCTTAAGTCTCTCGTAGTTCATAGTGATACCTTTAAAGTGAGGATCTGTTATACCAATCATATGCCTCCGATAACTTTAATGAATTGTGAAAATCCTAACTCCTGTGCAAAGTAAACAACAGCTCCTCCCACTACTAACCACTTAATCTGCATTAAGGTTCGGTTAATGTTGTCGAGCATACCTCTAAGACCCTCAGCCTGAGTTGTGAGAGTTCTTAACTGTTCGTCATGTGCATCAACTCGCCACTCTAGGCGGTCAACGTGTTGTTTTAGGTCATCCATTTCCTAACCTCTAAAAAGTAATCGTTCGTTTTTCGTAAGTTATATTAGACACTGGGTCAGTTAAGTCTTCTTTGACGTAAGTGATTCCTGCTGTCTCATATAGGTTAGGTTTTAGTACGTCCTCTTCAAAGGCCGCTGTAGATTTACCAGCGATTGCCCATGAGTCTACTGCNGTGAAGTTAGCTTGGTAATACGCTTTAAGTGCATCTGCGAACTCTTGGGAATACAAGTAAGCCCTGCTACCTTCTGCATCGTTTCCTGCTAGGTAGTAAGACTGCTCTAAGACACCATCAGTCACTAAAGCGTAACGAATAAAGCATAGGTGGTCATCTTTAAAGTACCCAAAGACTTCGCCCCGTGGCATTGCAAGTACATTAGGGATGCCTATGCTGAAGTATACTTGTGCATCAGCTTCCGTAGGTTCACCTTCAAAAGGTAAAGTACCTTCTAGTATTTTACTTTTACAGTCCTCAAACAAACGAGTAATATCATCTGAAGAGACGCTGGTTAATTTTCTTACTAAGTGTGTCATATTAACTCCAGAGTTCTACTCTTATTGTTTGGTTACCAAAGTAATTACTTGACTCAGCCGTTGTTTGAAGCCATCGAGGATATGTAAGACTTTGTGTAGAGCCATCATAATAACCTGTCTTACTAAAAGAGCCGAAAGGTATGTCTTCTCTCTCAAGGGTAAGCACTAAGGTTCCAGCACCTCCACCAGTAATGTTGTACAGCTTAACTGTCTTAAATGCTGCTGCGTCTGAATTAGTAACACCGCCTGATGGGGTAAGAGAAGATGAATACTGTGATGAGTTAGCCCCTAACGCAAATTCAAACTTGTTGTTCTGTTGACGCATTGATTCAACGCTATGTGTAACATCATCAGCTAGATCAATAGTAGACGGGCTTCTTGAGCCGTGGTAACCTTGATAGCCTGAGCCATACCCTGAATAAATGTTTCCAAATATGTTAGCAGTGACGCTTGTTACAGTTGTAGAGTCTATAAGGGCTGATGCGGCTACTTGAGACAGGATATTGCCAAAGGGGACACGCACTATATTGATTGTGTTGTTTATTATAGAATTTAATATTCCATTAATCATTAGGCACCTCTTACGCTGATCGAGTTTCGTCAATGAAAACTGTTGAACTTCCAATAGATGTACCCAGTGTGCCATCTGTTGCTGAGCTGATTCGGAAGAACGGGCAAAGTATAATTTCTTTAATAGCGCTTTCAGTAAAAGTTTCAATGAGAACATAAGTTACACCATCTAAACTTCCATAAAGCGTTACGTTAGTGTCATTTTTATTTACTTGTATAACGCCTTGGCCGCCAGAGTTGCGTAGGTTAGGTTCGAAAGTTGTGCTGTTTAGTATTGCTGTTGCCATGATGTAGTGCCTCTTATTGGTTATTAAATATCAAAGTCTGTGTTAGTAAAAATTATAACTGATTTAACCCAGTCTAAAACTCCTACTGCTTCTGTCGGACTGATTGCTCCGTCCTCAACGTGAGTTGTTATAAGTTCTAATATAGCCATATACATTGCGTCAGTCTTTCCGTCTGTACGTGCAAAGGCTTTGTGGTCTTTTATGTTTTTAATGTCAGACATATTACTCCTCTTTAACTACAGGGCGGTTTTTAGTTTCTTTCCACTGCTCCATGTACTCTGAAAACGATAAGCCTGTTTTAATTAACTGGTCTGCTGTAACGTTAGCAACTTCTTTATTATCCGAAGCCCTAATAATAGTCATGGGATCTTCTACTTTTTCTGGAGCTGCTGGAGCTGCCCGCCCTTTAGCTTTTTGTTCAACTAGAATATCGCTTATTAAGCCGTGATATTTAGCAGCTATATTATCTCCCATACCTTCTGTTGTATCTGACCAAGTTCTTAGGTTTTCTGTAGCTCCTTTAAAGTCTCTATTGCCGTACTGTACGGGGAGCTTTGTATTATCGCCGTATTGATGTTGCGCTGCAATAGCTGCAAACTGCTCAGTCTCTGTCATTTCATTCCAAGCTGTAGGGTCTTTCATTCGAGACTTAACTTGATTAATTGTTTTACCAACCACTACTGAATCTACCGCAGTTTGCTCTTCAGAAGATAACTGCAAAGGGTTTTCAGTTACAAACTTTCTAGCTGCTTCACCTTTTAAGTTTAAATAAGGAGTCAGTTTAGTTACCATGCTTGCGCTTAGACCTAATTTTTCTAACTCTTTAACGGAACCTAATTGTCCAATATCAAAACCTGTACCTACCGTAGCCCCAGAGTTGTCACCTGTTGCTGGGACATATACCGTAGCTGTGCTTCCTTCCCATTTACCGCCATCTTTAGTGCCTAATAAGGTTGTAAATTTAGACACTTCAGATACTTCGGGGGCTATAGGTACTTCAGGTACTTCAGATACTTCAGGTACTTCAGGTACTTCAGATACTTTACCGCCACCGTAGCGCATCATACGTTTATCTGTCTTATCAAACGTACTGGCATTGATAGATTTGTACTGCTCAGGTCGGAATAAGATATAAGAGCCGCTAGTTCTTTCACCTTCTAGTGAAGGCTCAACCATGTTTTTATATTTAATTGAATCAAAACGCATGTCTTCTAAAAACTTTTGTAGCTTTTTAGTTAACGTCACTTGACGCAAGCTGGTTGTTATTAACTGCTCTGAACTATTAAAAGCTTCGGGAAGAGAAGGCACTTCTAAAGCGTCAACCATCATTGCATTTAATCTCTTTTGAAATTTCTCAGGTATCTTTCTACCAGTACCAGCCACGATAGCATCTATAAGTTGATCAGATGCTGAAGTTAGTAAGGTCTCTGCTGACCAGTTA